GATGCCCTGCTGGGACCCGGCCCCGAAGCGAAGGGCAAGGCCGCCCGCGACTACGCGCAACTCGCGGAAATTGCCGCGCTCCTTTTGGGCGCGCCCGGGCCGAAGACGAGGGCGATACGCGCGCCGGCCGCCAATGTTGCGGCTCGCCCCGTCATCGCGCTGCCGCGGTCCGAGGATTTTCGCAACGCCGCCGCGGCTATTTCCGGAACGCCGGCAAATTTCGGCATCGAGCAGAAGCTTCTGCGGCTATGGACCGATCATGGCATTCCTCCGGCCGTGGTCGTGGAGGATGCGCTGCGCGACCGCACCATCGGGGACGTCCTCAGGTCGGATTCCGAGAAGCTCCCCGATGTCTATGTGGGACCAATGGGACGACGACCGCAGCGACCGCGCGCCCGAACGCGCCCGCACAACTCGCCGAGGCTGTTCAGTCCGGTAGCGCGACCGTTCCGGCAGAAAGCAAAGCCGCCCCGGTGGAAGCAGCCGACGGGTCTTCAGCAAACATGAATGCTTCTGAGCCGGCGCATATGATGGTGCGAGATAAACGTGGCCGCTTGATCAAACCGCCCGAGAGGCCGCAGCGCCCATTCGAGGAGGACTATCCCCAGCACCCTCTAACCGACGCGCAAGGACAACTCGCGCACGATATTGAGGGACGCCGCCTTGGCGCCAAATTCATTGCTGGGCGTCGATTTCCCGGGGAGGCTGATGAACCGCTGTCGTCGCATGAGATGATGGGGGCGATGAAGGAAATGGGGGTCGGCTTCATGGATGCACGCCCCCTTGTTAAAGACACGGAAGATTTTGTCGGGATATTTCTGGGAGATCCTCCACAGGAGGGCGTACGACCGACCGGCGACATATGGGTTGACGAGTCTAAGGCCGCAAACGTGCCCCTCGCGCTGGCGCACGAATACGGTCACGCTATCGACCATTTTACCCGGTTCCTGTTGTCAGAGGGGTTGACAGAGGATGAGGAAATAGAACTTCGCAAAGTCTACGCCAGACAAGTGATCGGTGAGGGCGAGAAGCCAGAAAAACTGCAGCCTGAGCACTTCCACTATAAGGGCAGCGACATAAATCGCGAGCTCGTTGCTGAGGGTGTAAGAGCCTATATGACTAATCCAAACTACTTCAAGACGGTGGCGCCGAACACGGCCGCCAAGATTCGCGGGCTTGTCAACGAAAATCCTTATCTTAAGGACGCCATACAGTTCAATTCGCTTGGTGCTATTGGTCTGATCGGCGCCGGCGCTCGCAGTCGAGATCGAGACGACAAGTAGACGCGCTCGCGGCAGCACTGGAGCGGTTTGATCGCGCTGAATCACCATCGGCGTCGTCGCCGGGCTCGTCCCGGCGACCTCGAACGCCCCCTCCCTACCCACCCCCGCATGCGGGGGAGGGTAGGGAGGGGGCAGAATAATCGCGGTGGCCGGGACAAGCCCGGCCACGACCGGCGACAGAGGCCAAGTGCCTCAACCGACCAAAATCCCCCCTAACGCGGCTATAGCGGATTCCGGTCGTATTTAACCATTTATTTCGGAGTCGTGGCCGGGCTTGTCCCGGCCATCCACGTCTTTCTAGCTGAGAGTCCGTAAGAAAGACGTGGATGCCCGCGACAAGCGCGGGCATGACGCTGAGAGGTGGTTCGATTTCATCGGAACGCGCTGTAGCTAGGATCGCGACCGCTCGAACGCAATCGCGCCTTTGCGCCCGCGGTTGCGAGCGCATGCTTACACCTTTCTCCACGAACCTGACGGAGTTTCACCATGCCTGCCCTTACCCAAGACAACGTTCTGCTCTGGCTTCACGGCCGCCGCCTTGGGCTGGTCGGCGACGGCAGCTTCAGCGCCTCATCGGGACTCATGGTCGACAGCCAGTTGGTCGGCTCCAAGCGCGGGCCGGTCATTTCGCAACTCGCGCCTGGCAACAACGGGGTCGGCAGCGTCGCGTTTCCGGCGGCGGTGGATGGCGATGTTGTGCTGTTCGCGCTCGATCTCACGACGCCGGCCAATGTGACATCAAGTTTCGAGGCGGTCATTTCGGCGGCCGGCCAGATACGCCAAACCTCGGCAACGAACCTGAGCACAAAGAATATCTTTTTCCAAATCGCGCCAGCGTCGTGAAATCAGGGAGCCGGCCATGCACCGCTATCGCGAATTCGGATTGATGAGTGAACAGGACGAGGTCCTGCGGCGCGCCTTTCGCGACGGGTTCAAGCGCGCGGGCCTGTCGTTTGCGCAGTTCCTTGACGCCCTTGCCTGGTATCGCGACCACGCGCGGTCTGCGGCCGACGAAGCGCAACTTGCCGATGCGTTCACGCGGCTCGCCGCAGACCGCGGCTGGCCCGCAGAACAGCGCGACGGTGTCCTCGATCTCTACCGGGCCATCCGCGACAATGGCCCCGCGACAGTGATGCAGGCACCGCGCCCGGACGACGACCGTGCGACCGTTGTGCACGCCGATGAGCTCATGCGCAACGATCCAGCACGTTATTGGGCTGATATCGAGCTGCAAGACGCCGCATTCGAGGCGCGCGAACGCCTCGATGGCATCGCGGCGGCGGAAGGCACGAGCAAGACATCGCCGAGCGCGAGCCGGGACCAGCAGCGGATCGAGGAGATCGAGGCGTTGCTGCGCGATCCAAGCGGCGACGGACAGCGCCGTTACTGGGCCGACGCCGAGCTGCGCACCGACTATGCCAAGGCGTTGGGGCGCGTGCACGGCGGCACCGACAGCGCGGATGGCGAGAGCGCCGCGTCATCGCCGGCGACGCCGGAGAATACCGCCACAGCTCCGTAGCCCGCATTGAGCGGAGCGAAATGCGGGAACGCGCCATCGAAAGGCGAGGCCGCCCCCGGGTTTCGCTGGCGCTCAACCCGGGCTACGAGTTGCCTGCAAAAACATGCACTCCTGAACACGCATCATCTCATTGTCCCATCGTAACATCACGCGGCATCGATCCCACGCGCCGGGGTCGCGGACCGCTCGTTCCCGGGCGCGGCAGGATATGCTTATGACTGAGATGACCCAGACGGCGAAGCGGACCCCAAGGAAGGCGCCGGCCGCACCGCCCCACATCCCATCCGCCGTCGTGGAGACGTCGAAACCTGCACCAGAGACCGAGGTCGCTCCGCGCACGCCCCACCGGGCGCTGCCGATCCCGCAGAGTGCGATGCAAGATGCCGCGTTCGCCCGCAACTGGTGGCGCGTCGTGATCGACGCGGAACGTACGCCCTATGATCGCGTGCTCGCCGACGTGGCGGTGTGGGGGCCAAACGAAGCGAAGCTGCGCGCCGGCGATGTTGTCGAAGTGGTGGACGAACAGTCCACGCTGTTCGCGTTGCTCTATCTGGTCGAGCACGTGCCGGCGAAATTCATCCGTTTCGCCGAACTGATCAAGGCGCCGCTTGGCGGGGTCGTGATCGGCCGGATCGAGGCGCGAGGAAGTCACTACGCCCAATGGCGCGGTCCGGCCAGGCGCTGGTGCATCATCGGACCGACCGGGACGGTGGTGCGCGACGGCATCCTGACCAAGGAGGAAGCCGATCGCGACGTAGCCACGCGCAACACGCCGACCAACATGGCCTTCGTCAGCCATCCGCGCATGTGAGCGCCTGTCTGTAGACGCGTGCACCCGCTCGATAGCGTGTAGTTATTCTGAACTACAGCAGTTCCCGGTCGTATTGAACCATCCGCCATCGCTTGCGCGTCGTGGCCGGGCTTGTCCCGGCCACCTCGATTCGGCTTGCTCTGTACTCTCACAGTCGGGGTCGCCGGGACGAGCCCGGCGACGACAGCGGGAGGTGTGATTCGAAACGACTGAAATCCGCTGTAGTTCGCCCGAGTCATGGCCGGGCTTGTCCCGGCCATCTCACTCGCTGAGGCGCAGCAAGAAAGACGTGGATGCCCGCGACAAGCGCGGGCATGACGGTGGAGAAACCATTCAATTTTTTCGGAACGCACTCCAGTGGACGCGTCACCCTAGTGGAGCGATTTCGAAGTTCGAATCATATGTACGTCATTCCGGGGCGCGGGCTTTAGCCCGCGAGCCCGGAATCCATATCCACCGGCCGAGGTGCTATGGATTCCGGGCTCGCCACCTTCGGTTGGCGCCCCGGAATGACCAATCCGCCATTCATGGAATCGCTCCACTAATCCGACGCGACCAAATGCAACAGACGAGGTGATCTATGCCGGACAATCGTGTCGCGTCCCCGTCGCACTTTGCAAACTCGCCCGAGGACGTGAGTATCGCCGACAAGGGCATCGCCTCGGCGTCCTCCGCGCTCCGCAGTGCCGCCCTGCATGGCGCTGCTGGCGTCAATGCTGGAGACGACCCTCAGCTTGGCTCGCGAATCGATGGGGCGGTTGCGGCGGACCCGCAAGCCAGAAATGCGGGGCTAACGCCGAGAGGCGCGTCGCCGCCTCCCGAGCCGGCTGCCAGGGCCTTTCCGGAATCCTGGCGAGAGGATTTGGCCGGCAGCGACAAGGCCTTCCGCAAAACGCTCGATCGATTTGACAGCCCGGCGGCGCTCGCAAAGGCCTATAAGGAGCTTACCGCGAGGCTCTCCTCCGGCGACCTGAAGGCGACGAAACCACCGCCTGAAAATGCGACGCCGGAGCAGATTGCGGTCTGGCGCGCCGAGCAGGGCCTCCCGCAAAGCGCAACCGCGTATGTGGATGGATTGCAGCTTGGCGATGGCACAGTCACCGGCGAAGCCGAGAACGTGCTGCTCGCTTCCTTCGCAGAGGAGGCTTTGAAAGGCCGGTGGACAGGCGACCAATACAACCAGGCAGTCCGCTGGTATTTCGACATGCAGGACCGGCTTGCGGCCCAACGCGATCAAGGCGACGCCGCTTTCAAGCATGAAACATCGGCTGCCCTCATGCGCGAATGGGGTCATGATTATGCGACCAACCGCAACGCCATCGCGCAGTTTTTCGATCGCAGCTTCCCAGAGGATTTCAGAGAGGCGCTGCTGACCGCCCGCTTGCCCGACGGCCGAGTCCTTGCCAATCATCCGACCTTCAACAAGGCGATTTTGGAGCTGGCAAAGTCCCTCAATCCGAGGGGCGCGATGCTGCCGAACGTCTCCGGCGGCCTATCAAACGTCGAGAGCCGCATTGCCGAGATCGAAGGGAAATACATGCGCGCGCCGCACGGCTCCGATCTGTGGAAAAGCTACTGGACCGGCGATTCCGGCGCTCGCATGCAACAGGAATATCGCGGCTTGCTGGCCGCGCGCGAGCAAGCGCGACGTGGCCGCGCCGATTAAAGCTGCCGGCCGGCTGACTACCGCGACGACATAATGCACGGAGCGTTCGAGCGACGTCGCTAGAGCGCGTTCCGATGAAATCGAACCAACTTTCCGGCGTCATGCCCGCGCTTGTCGCGGGCATCCACGTCTTTCCTACGGACTCCGAGCAAGCAAGACGTGGATGGCCGGGACAAGCCCGGCCATGACTCCGAATGAATGGTTCAATATGAGTGGGAGCCGCTTTTAGGCGCGGCAATTTTCGCGTCTTCGTCGTCTGCCGACGCGCACTTCTGAGGCACGCTCAATCTCTCCCGTGGCGGCACGAGTACGCTATTCGTGAGCCGATCGGATATCCCGTCAACGCCTGTGTCCAAGCGCAAGGTCCTCCTTCGCCCAACCGGCTGCGGCGGCCCCGAACGGCTCGCAATTTCACCCGCCGATGGAAAGCCCTGCGGGGCATGTGCCGGCGCTGGCTTCAGGATTCAAGAATCAAACGGCTGGCGGATCTCACCGCCAACGATTGATGTCCCCTGAAGTCGGCCAACCCCAATCACGCGCCCGCAGACAACCGGAACGGAGGCACCCTTAACGATGATCAAGAAGGACTGGATTAATGGCCGATTCGGCATTTCAAATTCAGTACCGAACCGAGTTCATCGCACAGTTCGAGCAGGGCGAATCCTGGCTCCGCAACATCTGCACGACTGAGGCGGTGATCAAAGGCAACCAGGCGATGTTCCTGGTGGCTGGCTCCGGCGGTGCGACCGCCGTCACGCGAGGCCTTAACGGCAATATCCCGCCGCGCGTGGACAGTCTCACCCAAGTACCCGCCACTCTCGTCGAGTGGCACGACAAGCCCCAGCGCACCGAGTTCAACATCTTCGCCAGCCAAGGCGACGGCCGCCGCATCATGCAGGCGTCGACCGTCAAGGTGTTGAACCGCAAGATCGACCAGGACATCCTCGGCATGCTGTCCGGCGCGTCGAGCAATCTCGGCGCGCCTCAGGCCATGACGCTCGCGCTCGCGACACGCGCGCTGGCGCACCTCGATCTGCAGGACGTCGATACGACCGAGGAAGACAACATGTTCTTCGTCGGCTCTCCCGCCATGCGGGCCTATCTGATGCAGATCGCTGAATTCCAGAAGGCTGAGTATGTCGAAATCAAGCCTCTGGTCGGGCCGGCCCGGCGCTTCCGCCGCTGGGCCGGTTTCAACTGGATATTCCATCCGCACCTTCCGAACGTCGGCACCGCGAATGAGCAGTGCTTCGCGTTCCACCGCTCCGCCGTCGGCCATGCGGTGAACACCGGCGAGATGGACGTCCGCGCCGGCTACAACGAGGAGAACGCCTATTACTGGGCGCGCTCCTCGATCTTCATGGGCTCTGCACTGCTGCAGAACTCCGGCGTCGTCGTGGTCAACCACGATGGCTCGAAATACACCTAATACTACTGCGTCACAAGTTTCGTAATGGCGTCATTCCGGGGCGCGTGCGGAGCACGCGAGCCCGGAATCCATACCCCCGGCGACTGTGGTTATGGGTTCCGGGCTCGCCGCTTCGCGGCGCCCCGGAACGACTTTTGACGCAGTAGTGCTAACAGGAATCAGTGATCAGTAATCAGTAATCAGGAATCAAGGGCCAGGGTTCAGTCGTCAGATTCTGATGACTGAACCCTGATACCTGATCACTGATTACTGAAAATCCGAGGGATTTTCAAAATGGCATACACCACCGGTACTCTGACCTACATTGCCGGCGGTCCGGTCGAGGGCGCGTGGAAGCTGTGGGAATACACCACGACAGATACGCTCGCCCAGGTGACGGCCGCAGGCTACATCACGGATGCGACCTTCAAAGGCATGAGCCTTGGGGATTTTGTCATGGTGGTGAACCAGACAAACCCGCAGGGCTATATTTTGCAGGTGCAGAACCTGACGGCCGGCACCATGAGCGTATCCGGCAATGCGACGCTCGTCGCACCGGCCGGCGTCGGCGGCTCGCAGCTGGCATTGCCGCGCAACATCATCGATGGCGGCGACCTCACCACCAATCCCTGGCAACGCGGCACCTCATTCACCGGCATCGCAAGCACGCTGACCTACACGGCGGATCGTTTCTTCGCCGTCGGGGGCGCCGGCTCCTCGATCTCGGTGTCCCAGGTCACCGGCGTGACGGCGGTGCCTGGGTTTAGTCAGGCTTTGCAGTTCGGCCGCGCCGCCGCTAACGCCAACACCGCGGTGATCAACCTCGGCCAGGTGATCGAAACGCTCGACTCCATTCGCTGCCAGGGCCAGGCCGTCACGCTGTCGTTCTGGGCCCAGGCCGGCGCCAATTGGTCTCCGGCGAACGGCGCCCTCAACGTGCTTCTCGCCAGCGGCACCGGCGCCAACCAGAGCGCCGCCAGCCTGGTGGCGGGCACCTGGACGGGCTTGAGCTCGCTCGCGCTGACGCCGCAGCAGAACATGTCGCCGAACTCCTCGCCCAATAATGCGGTGGTGACAGCGGGTGCAAACATCGCCCAGCAGATCACGACGAGCTGGCAGCGTTATGCATTCACTGCGACCGTGCCGGCGGGGTGCACGCAGCTCGGCGTCCTGTTCAACGCCGCGCCAGCGGGGAACGCCGGGGCCGCGGACTTCGTGCAGATCATGGGCGTCCAGCTCGAGATCGGCGCGCAGGCGACTCCGTTCGAGCACCGTGACATCGAATTGGAGTTGGCGATCGCCCAGCGCTACTTCTTCAACATTCCGGAGCCGGCTTCAGGTGTCATCGTCGGCGCCGGCATGGTCGCGGGCGCTACATCGGAAATCATATTCATTCCGCTGCCGGTGCAGATGCGCGCGGCGCCGACCGTCACGGTGTCGGCCGGCTCCTTCAAGTTCAACCTCGCGGGCACCGCCACCGCGGTCGGAACTTTCGCGGCCGGCTCTACCCATACGCCGAACTATATCAGTGTGACGGGCAACGCCGCCGGCACCGCCGGCCAGGGCACTCTGCTTCAGGGCGGCGGCGGCGCGGGATTCATCCAGGCAAGCGCGGATTTCTAAACGGAGGACTGACGACAGACGACGGAGGTCAGAGGACGGAGAGCAACGCTCCGTCCTCCGACTCCAACTTCTGTCGTCCGTCTTATCCCCTCCCCCGCAAGCGGGGGAGGATAAAAACCTGTCATCTCACATCCGGGGGCCGCCTCATGACCACGCAGCTGTTCATCTACAACGAGGCCCTTGGCCATCTTGGCGAGCGCCAGCTCGCGAGCCTGTCCGAACCGCGAGAGCCGCGTCGCGTCCTCGATTCTTATTGGTCGGACGTGGTCGGTTTCTGCCTGTCGCAAGGCTTGTGGAAGTTTGCGAGGCGTACGATCCAGATCGACAACAGCTCCTCCCTCACGCCGCAGTTCGGCTTCAACTTTTGCTTCTCGATCCCGATCGATTGGGTAAGAACCATCCAGGTCTCGGCGTCGCCCAACATGGACCCGCCGCTCTTGCAATACAGCGATGAGGCAGGGCTCTGGTACGCCAATCTCACGCCGATCTACGTCTCCTACGTTTCCAACGATCCGATCTACGGAATGAACATCGGCAACTGGCCGGAGCATTTCGCCGACTACGTCGCGCTTCGCCTTGCCAGGCAGGCTTGCCTGCGCATTACCAACGACAAGGAGCTGAAGGCGTCGCTGCTGAGAGAAGAGGATCGTTCCCGCCGTGTCGCCAAGGCCGAGGAGGCCATGGATGAGCCGCCCGGCCTTCCGCCCGTGCCGTTCTGGGCGCGAGCCCGCCGCGGTGCATTTGGGCCAGGAGGGCTGTGGCTCGGCGGCGGAACCAGCGGATCCATCGTCACCGGGCCGCAGGGGAATGATTGATGCGCGCCAACGCACCTCTTTACTCGCTCAATGCGGGCGAGGTCTCCAAGATCGCGCTGGCGCGTGTCGACGTGGCGAAGCTGCGCATGGCCGCGGCGTGCCAGGTCAATTGGCTGCCTTATGTGGTCGGGCCGATGGCAATGCGGCCCGGGCTCAGCTACGTGGGCGAGGTGCTGGGCGATGCGCCGGGAAGGCTCGTGCGTTTCATCTTCTCGAAGCTTGATACAGCTCTCATCGAGCTTACCGCGAACCAGATGCGGGTGTGGATCAACGAGGCGCTGATCTCGCGCGTCGCGGTCGGCACGTCGATCGGCGACCCGTTCTTCAACGCGCTCGGCAACTGGTCGAGCAGCAACACCACCGCGGGTGCCAGCGCGACTGCCTCGGGCGGCGTCGCGACGCTGACCTGCCAGCCCGTCGGGGGGCTCGCCCAGCTCCAGCAGACCATTACGATCGCTCCCGCCGACCAGGGCAAGGAGCACGCGATCCGCGTCGTGATTGCGCAAGGCCCGGTGGTGTTCCGGGTCGGGTCGGCCGCCGGCGCGGCGGATCTGATCCCGCAGACGACGCTCGACACCGGCGCCCACTCGCTGGCCTTCACGCCGTCATCAGGCAATGCCACCATTCAGATCGAGTCAACCGACGCGTGGGCGAAGAGGTTGACGCAGTGCTCGATCGAGACGGCCGGCGTTATGGTGCTGCCGACGCCGTGGGGCGTGAACGACCTTGGCAACTTCCGCTACGACCAGTCCGGCGACATCATCTTCATCGCCTGCTACGGCCTTGCGCAGCAGAAGATCGAGCGCCGTTCCGGCCATTCGTGGTCGGTGGTGAAATTCTACGCCAATGACGGGCCGTTCCAGTCGCAGCCCGGGATCGTTGCCAACTTCACGCCGGGCAATTTCGACGGCGACACCACGCTGACCTCGGACCGGCCATGGTTCCAGCCAGGGCACGTAGGCTGCCTGTTCCGGCTGTTCAGTCCCGGCCAGTTCAATCAGACCATCCTCGGCAACCAGAACGCCTTCACGCCGCCGGTGCGGGTGACGGGAGTCGGTGTCGGGATCGGTAACCCGCCGGTGCCGCAATCGAACCAGGGACGCAACTACAGCTGGACGGCGAGCGGCACGTGGACCGGCACGCTGACCATGCAGCGCAGCTTTGATTCCGCCACGTCGGGCTATGTCGATACGATCGCGGCCACCGGGCCCAATGGCGGCCCGTCGTCAGGCGGCACGCTTACATCGAATGGAACGCTCCAGTCGGTGACCGGCAGCACCGGCGCGCCCACCGACCTCGACAACGTCATCTGCTGGGAGCGGATGGGCTTCAAGGCCGGCGCCTACGCGTCGGGCGCCGCCATCGTGTCGTCCAACTATTCCGGCGGCGGCGGCTTCGGCATCTGCCGGGTGTCGGGATATGTCTCGCCGACCCAGGTCAACATCCAGGTCCTCTCTCCCTTCACGTCGCTCGCCGCCACCACCGACTGGGTCGAAGGCGACTGGTCGGGGGTTGTCGGCTATCCGACGTCTGTGTGCTTCCACGAGGGCCGGCTATGCTGGTTCGGCCGCGGCCAGGCGTGGCTGTCGGAGAGCGACAACTTCACGAGCTACAGGGACATCAATCTCGACAGCTCCTCGACCGGCGATGCCGGCGCCATCAACGTCACGCTGGGCTCCGGCCCCGTCGACACCATCTCATGGGGGCTTTCCCTCACCCGTCTGGTGCTCGGCCGCGAGCAGTCGATCGCCTCGGCGCGGTCGTCGAACTTCGACCAGCCGGTGACGCCGACGCAGATCGTGATCCGCGATTGCTCCGACCAGGGGGCGCAGCGGCTGCCCGCCATCAAGGCCGGCAAGCGCGGCATCTTCGTGCAGCAGTCAGGCCGCCGGGTCTACGAGCTCGCATTCTCGCCCCAGGAGATGGACTACGACGACCGCGACCTCACCAGGCTCAACCTCGACATCGGCAAGGCCGGCTTCACCGACATCGACAAGGCGACCCAGCCCGACAAGATGATCTTCCTGCCCCGCGGCGACGGGCAGGCGGCGTGCCTGCTCTATGACGTCAAGGATGAGGTCGAGGCGTGGTGGCGTCTGCAGACGCTCGGTACGATCGAGAATGTCGCGGTGCTCCCTTCGACAGGCTCGGGAGCCGGCGGTATCGACGATCTCGTCTACTTCGTTGTCCGGCGCACGATCAATGGGGTGACGCGGCGTTTCATCGAGCGGCTCGCCCCGCGGGGCAATTGCGTCGGCGGCGCCATCAACCAGCAGCTCGACTGCCACGTGGTTTATCAGGGCGCGCCGGTCTCGACCATCACGCTGCCTCAGCTGCCGAACTCTGTCGTTTCGGTTTGGGCCGATGGCCAGGCGATCGGGTCCGGCACAACCAATGCTTCCGGCGTGCTGACGCTGCCCGACGGGCAGGCCCATTCCAGCATCGTGGCGGGTCTCGCCGGCACCGTCATCTCGAGCACCGCCGCATCAGCAACCGGCACGCTCATGGTCGGCGCGCAATACAACGGCTATCCGGCCGAGGTTTTCGCCGACATCGGCTCGACCGGCGATCCGGTTCATGTCGGCGCGATCGTGGTTGCGAACGGCGCCGTGACGCTTCCCAACGGACAGACCGCGCTCACCATCACCGCGTGCCTCGGCTATGTGGCGCCGTTCATGTCGGCGAAACTTGCCTATGCGACACAGCTCGGCTCTGCGCTGACGCAGAAGAAGCGGATCGACCACATCGGGCTTGTGCTCTACGACGCCAACTACCAGGGCATTGCGTTCGGGCAGCGATTCGACGCGCTCGACAATCTGCCGCTCTCCGAAGCCGGCGCAACAACGCCGGCCGGCACGACCTGGAGCGAATACGACGAACCGATGATCGAAGCGCCGGGCAGCTGGCAGACCGACGCGCGCCTGTGTCTGTTGGCACAAGCGCCGAACCCTTGCACCGTCGGCGGCGTGGTCATTGGAGTGACTACGAATGAACGGGGGTGAGTGCCGGGTGTCGGGAGTCAGGGGCTATTTGAGCGATTTCGAAATTCGAATCATATGCTGGTCATTCCGGGGCGCGGGCTTTAGCCCGCGAGCCCGGAATCCATAACCATCGGCCGAGGGCTATGGATTCCGGGTTCGCCACCTTTGGTGGCGCCCCGGAATGACCAAGCCATGCATATGATCGATTTCATGGAATCGCTCTACTAGAGAGTAACTCCGACTCTTGTCCGCCGTCTCCTGTTTCCCGGCTCCTGACCTCTGAAATGCCCAAAGTAACGCTGCGTCCGACCATTCTTGCCGATCTGCCTCACGTCATCGGCGAGCCGCTGCCCTATCGCATCCGCGCCATCACGGCCCTCATCGATGATCGCATCATCGGCATGGGCGGGATCGCGTTTCCGCCGTATGGGCCCGCAATCGCATTCGTGCAGCTTGTGCCGCCGTCACGAGATAGCGCCGCCGCTTGCGATGGCGAGCGCTGCGCCACAGGCATTCCGGAGGCCAGGCGTTATCCCGTCGCATTTCACCGCGCCGGTCTGATGGCGATGGAGATGATTCGGACGTCGGGAGTTGGGCAGGTTGTCGCGACCGCGGATGCCGGCAGCGAGGCCGCCGTACGCTGGTTGAAGCGATTGGGCTTCGTGCCGGCTGAGGGCCAGCGGATCGCGGGCAGACTCGTGTTCGTGTGGAATCGGGAGTCAGGGATCAGGAGTCAGGCGTCGGGAAAGACGCCGCACTTCCTGACGCGCAATACCCCACACCTGCCGCGTCATGCCCGCCAGCGTGATTCCTGATCCCGAAACGGAGAGGATGCTCCATGGCTACTATCGATCGTCGCGGCGCAACTGTATCCGCGGCTGATCCACCAATAGGCACCAACCCGAACCCCGACCTTGCCATCAAAGCACCGGTGCGGGTGGCGACCACCGGGAGCAATATAACGCTGTCAGGCTTGCAGACGATCGATGGCGTTGCGACCGCGGCAGGCGACCGCGTGCTGGTGAAGGATCAGACCGATAAGACGACCAACGGCATCTATAATGCCGCCACGGGTCCATGGACCCGCACCATCGACGCGGCAAGCAACGCGCGGTGGGCGCGCGGGGTCCAGGTCACCGTTACGGACGGCACTGCGAATTCCGGCACCAACTGGGAATGCACGGCGACAAGCCCGATCACGCTCGGGACGACGCTCATCACCTGGAGCCAGAGCACCAATCCGCTCTCCTCGCTGGTCATGCCGGCGAGCACCGTGCTCGCTAACCCGACCGGCTCGCCTGCGACGGCCACGCCGGTGAGCTTTCCGATCATAACCGGTGGCACCAAGGCCCAGATCGTCGTCAAGAACAGCCCAATGGCCAGCGATGCGTCCTGGTACGATGACCTGTGGCTCAACATCGAGGCGTTCGGCGGCAAAGGCGACAATCTCACCGACAATCTCACGCCGTACTTGAATGCCTTGGCTGCGCTAAGCGGCCAAGGCGGCGGCGTCTACTTCCCACCCGGAAAGTACAAATTCAGCGCAAATGCCGCGTTCAATCTTCCAGGTGGAATCTTCTCGGTCGCGGTCATTGGCGCGGGCCAGGATGCAACGGAACTGATCTGGCCCAACCTCTCGGGCGGCCTCACGTTCAACTTTGCCGGCATCTCAAGCTCGGTCCACATCCGCGATCTGACGCTTTCGGCCGGGCAGCCGAGCGGCGGTACGGCCATCAATCTGGAACAGACCGTCTCCGTCGTTAACGTCGGCGTGGCCGCCACGACCGACATCTATCGCGTCACCCTGCGCGGCTCGGACGGCTACCGGCAGACCAACTACTGGACGACCGGGCTCAACATCAACAACGTCTCGGGCATCCAGGTCGACAACCTCACGGTTTCCGGCTCCTCAAGCCAGCAAGGCGTCGGCACGAGCATCGTCGGGCTGCCGGGCAGCAGCACTTATGCGGTGCTCCTTGATATCGCCAAGTCGAACTACTTCGGGCTTGCGACCGGGCTTGTCTACGGCTCGTTCGTCCAGGGCTTGACCGTTGACCAGACCAACTTCACGTTCGTTACCACCGGCATCAGCTCTGCCCCAGGCGAGAGCGGCGCCCTCGTCCAGCTTGCCGTCGCCAACAGCCAGTTCAACCCGGGACAAGCCTCCGGAGGCGTTGGGATCAACACCGGAACGTTCATTGGCGGGCTTCAGATCGTCAACAACTTCTTCGTCATCGGCGGCCCCAGTCAGTTCGGCATCGTCGTCCAGCAAGCCGGGCATTACTGCATCGCATTCAACCAGATTCAGGGACTCAACAGCACAGGCAGCTTCGGCATTGTCATCGGCGCGCGGATATCGGGCGCTCCCGGCATGGTGTCGCACAACGATATCTACGGCTTTGGCAACAGCGGCACCGGAATTTGGCTGCAAAGCAGCTCGCAAAGCGTCTTGGTGGACGGCAACCTCTTTGCCAACAACACCACCACCATTTTCAACCTGGGCACCGGCAACAGCATCCGAAACAACTTCGGCAATCCGGCGATCGCAGGCGGCTACAACCCGGTCGGCATCAGCGGACCCTTCACTGTTGGTGCTTCGACGTTCACAGTGACGGCCGGCGCCAGCCCGGAGACGCATTACCTCAATCAATCCGCTACCAACACGGCCACCGTCTCCAAGAGCGGAATCACCGTTGCCAACTTGAAAGAGCCTTCGACCTACTACATGGTCGAGCTTGAGCCGAACGAGAGCTATGCGGTCACTTGGGCGACGACGGCGCCAACCTATACGAAGGATGTTCACTAAAGTTTATGCAGCCTTTTGCATGATGGCGATATTCGTTAGCACCAGCATTCGCTCGATAGGATATGTGGAATAGCCGCCCTGCGCGACGGGTGCCATGACATGGTCGAACAGTTGCTTGACCACCCCCACCATGCCGGCCTGATGGCTTGGAAAGCGTCGCTCGCGTCGAAGCCAAGATCGGCGCGAATGTGACCCGATTTTGGGAGCGGCGAACGGCTCGAAATCTGGAAATTCTGGAAGAAACGCAGTGCAAATATCCTCTATGATATAATAGCCGCCTGGCGTGAGTGCTTGCGGGAACAGATATGAGAACGACGCCGCAGAGAGTCGGCCAATGTGTGAGGCGTCGTCCACAATGATATCGAACTGCCCCCCTGCAATGGCGGCGCAGCTGTCTAGCGCGGCAGGATCGTCCTGTCTTCCCTGAACGAAATGGACGCGCTTATCGGCCGGAAAGTCCTTCGGCTTGTCGTCAATGTCGAGTCCAACGATCGTGGCGTTCGGGAAATAGTCCGACCATAGGAACATGGACGCGCCGAACCTCACGCCAAGTTCCAATAAGCGCAATGGTGTATTACGCATCGGCCCAAATAACTTCTCGTATTCGGCAAGATAGATCGGCGGCTTTCTGTTGCCATCTGATCCATAGTAGCGCTCGGCCAGCGTGTTCATTCTGAGCGCATGAGCCCCCCCGAAGTCGTCGCGCCGATCGTGGGGCGACCAGTTGTCCGACTCCAATCTGTGGCCATTCGACAGTTTATCACGAAGCCGGACAACCTCGCTCAGCAGATCGTCTCTTTGCTTGATGAGACGATCAATGGCCGGGATTTGTCGCGCGATCGCCTTGAGCATATGAGCCTCCCGAAACCAGGAACACCTATCAGGGTTGCAGATGGCCATCAACTCCATCACCGGCAATACGCTGCTGACCACCGGCGCCTTCCCGCCGGCGCGCGTCGCCTCGGCCGGGTCGCCGCTCAATCCGCCGACCGGCGGGCTTCTCATCGTTGACGGGGTGCAACTCGTCGCCGGCGACCGGGTGCTGTGCAAGGACGAGGCGAACCCCGTCAACAACGGCATCTATGCGGCCAACACCGGCCCGTGGGTGCGCACCACGGACGCGACCGCCAACACGCAATTCTTCTCCGGCATGCTCGTGTCCGTCGGTGTCGGCGCTGTCAACAAGGGCGCCATCTTTTTCTGCACCTGTACCGACGACCCAATCGTGGTCGGCACGTCGCCGATCACCTTCAGCCCGGTCCTAGGCGGCAGCAGCGTGCTCACCGGGCCGGCGCGAACGGTGTTCGGGGTTGCGGGCAACAGTTCGGGGCCGTTCGGCAACGTCACGGCCACCTCGGGCTCGGGCGGCATCCTGGCGGAGAGCGGCGGTACGCTGGCGTTCCGCACGAGCTTGCCGGGCGGCTACACGATCGGCGCCAACCTGACGATCGATACCGGCGGCAATCTCATCGCCCCGACCGTCAACAAGCTGACGCTGACCCAGCCGGCCTCGGCGGCGACACTCACCATCGCCAACACTAAGACGCTAACGGCGTTGAATTCGATTTCGCTCGCAGGTGTCGACGGCAAGACGGCGACTTTCAACAATTCGCTCAGCTTTGCCGGCGCGGACGGCAAAAGCCTGACCCTCAATACCTCCCTCACGGTATCGACCAACGACGGCACGCTCTCCTTCGGCAGTGCCGCAAAGACGCTGACTGTCAATAATTCCGGGACACTTGCAGGCGGTGACGCCTTCACGCTCGTGATAGCGGCCAACAAGACGTTTGCGGTCAACAATTCGCTCGCCTTCTCCGGGACCGATTCGACGACATTTTCGTTCCCGAATGCGTCCGATACCGTCGTCACGCTCGCGGCAACGCAGACGCTCACCAACAAGACAATCGATTCGGCTTCTAATACCCTCAAGGTGAGCGGCGTCACCGTTTCTGCCGGGCAATATCCGGGCTCAACGACCAACGACAGCGCTACAGCCGGAAATGTCGGCGAATATGTTTCGTCGTCTGTCGCTTCCGGCTCGGCGATTTCGCTGACGACCAACGTCGTTGCAAACCTCACGTCCATTTCGCTTACTCCAGGCGATTGGGACGTGTGGGGTATCGCTCAGTACCTCGGAACCGGATCAACAACCGTCAATTCAGTGCAGACTACGCTTTCGCTCGTTTCGGCCACGCAGGACACGACCAATGGCAGATACACCTACACGCCCGCATTCGGCACCACCGGTTTTGCCAATCCCCTCACGGCGCACATCGGGCCGGCGAGATTTTCCCTATCTACGACGACAACCATATATTTGACGGTCGTCGGTACGTTTGCGGCCTCGACGCTTTCCGCCTATGGCATTTTGCAGGCGCGGCGGCGCCGCTGAGGACGTCCAGAGCTCTCCCCGCAATCCAGGCAAAAGGACTTAACCACAGCCAGCATCCCACCGTAGGCGCAACCTTCTGCGTCTGACCACGCAGACGATGAGGCAAACGAGGCCACCCATGCCCCACCCCTTCTCCGCCCTCGCCCCCGAATACACCGCCCTCCTCGCCGCGATGCGCATCGACCCTGGCCGCGAGCATGAGCTTGCGGCCCGCGCGGCCCAAGTGCTCGAGCTTGCCCGCCGCCACGCCGACGAGTGGGCCGAGGTTATGGCCAAAACCGGCGTGCCGCGGCTGTGGGGGCTCGCGTCGTTTGAGCGGGAGTCGGGCTCCGACTACTCCCGCTCGCCGGCGCAGGGCGACCGCTGGGATAAGGTCTCCGTCGACGTGCCGCGCGGGCTCGGGCCTTACCGGTGCTGGGGCGATGCCTGCGTGGCGGCGTATCGGCTTGATCGGCTTGATGAGGTCGGTGGGAGCACGGGCGCTGGGACCGCGGGCGTCTCGCCCGCCCCCTCCCCACCCTCCCCCGCAAGCGGGGGAGGGAATGCGGCCGTGCCGGCCGCTGCGGGCGGGACGCCCGCGGTCCCAGGATGGACGTGGCCGCGGGCCTGCTACGAGGGCGAGCTTTTCAACGGGTTTGGGCCACGCGCCCACGGGCGGCACACCGGGTATCTGTGGGCGTGGACCAATATCTACACGGGCGGCAAATATATCGCCGACGGCAAGTGGGATCCGGACCACATCGATGAGCAGTGCGGCATGGTGCCGATGATGGCGGCGCTCTTGCGGCTCGACTCCTCCCTCGCGCTCACAGATGCGCCGCCGTGGAGCGTAGCCCCGCCGGGCGCGGGCGTCCCACCCGCTCCCACCTCCCCCGCGATCCCTGGATCGAGTCCGGAGACCGGAGGGCAAGAGAAGGGGAATGCGGGCGCGACGGGCCAGCCGAAATCGCCGGGCGATGTGGGGAGACCGACGCCCGCGGTCCCGGTGCCACCTCCTCAGGTGCTCGCCATATTCGACCCCAAGGCGACCGCATGGCTGCAGGCGGCACTCAACCGCCTGGGCGCTGCTGTGCGCTTGTCGAAGCCTGAGGGCTTCTCACGGGATCTGCCGCTCGTTGTCGACGGCTGCTACGGCCGCCACACGAGGCGCGCCGTGACGGCCTTCCAGGCCGCATATGGTCTTGCGCCGGATGGCCTCGCCGGGCCGCTCACGCTAGCGGAAATCAGGAGACAGGAGGCGGGAGTTGGGACAACTCCTGTGCCCCAAAGTTCCTGACTCCCGATTCCCGACACTGTAACAGGGGCAAAACTCGTGGCAGCCCCACCGTGGTCATGGCCGGGCTTGTCCCGGCCATCCCGATAATCGAGCACTGTAGCATCCTGATCGAGATCGCCGGGACAAGCCCGGCGATGACACCACGCGTTTTGCTCCTGTTACCCGACACTGACCACCTGAAAGGAGACCTGACATGGATGAAGCCAAGCCACTCATCCAATCGAAAACCTTTTGGGGCGCGGTGGTCGCGCTTGGCGGCGCGGCGCTCACCCTCGGCCATTACATGCTGACGCCTGCCGATGCCGCCCAGGCGGTCGATCTCCTCAGCGGAGTCGCCGGCGCGATCGGCGGCCTCATCGCCATCTACGGCCGCATCGTTGCCACCAGGAAGATCGGAGCATGATCCCATGCGCACGTTTATCATTTCCCTGCTGTTGTTTGCGTTCAGCTTGTTGGTCGTGCCGTCGCTCGCGATGGCGCAGAGCAAGCCGAGGATTCCGTTGCGGGTCGCCGCGCCGCCCGGCGGGACGATCTTAAGGCCCGCTGCGGCGGCGATCGCAGCGCCGGAGGCGTTGTGGAAAAAGATCCAGGCTGCCAACGCCGCCGATCTCAAATACGCCAAAGCGCTGGCCGATTCTGTCGCCTCGCCCGGCGCCAGGCTGCGCTCAGCCTGCTATGCGGCCTTGATCGTCACCATCGAGCAAGCCCAGGGCGAGGGAGTGAAAGATGCGAGCGGCAATGCTCTCGCGCCGCCGGACCAGCACGCGTTCTCATCTTTCGAGCAGCTTGCCGAGATTGCGGAGACATTGCAGCCGACAGGGCCCCTGATGGCCGCATGCGCGCCAGCCTGGACCGCGCTCCGGCTTTCGGCGGTCCAGTTCTTCACCATGGCGGTCAGCGGCGCGGCAGGTCTCTCCGCGCTGGGTGTCGCAATCCCGTGAGCCGCCCATGAGCGAGACTGACGACCGGCAATGGCACCTCGACAAGAAGGTGCCGCTCGCCCTCATCATGACCATCATCGGCCAGACCGTCGTCGCCGCCTGGGGCGCATCGAACCTATGGACCCGCGTCGGCGAGCTGGAGCGACAAATGCAGATCGCCGCGCCGCAGTTCGAACGCATCATCCGGGTCGAAACCAAGGTGGACGGCATCACTGGGAGCCTGTCCGAGATCAAAGCGCTGATCAATCGGCGGGGCGAGCCGCGGCCATAAGCGCCCGCCCCGCGCGTCTCGCGCGATGACGGCGCGGCCCCGGCGGAGCGACGCCGCCGCTTCAACAATTCTGTCAGAACGAAATCAGCTCAAGCGTCTATGAGGTATCACGGTAACAGGGGCAAAACTCGTGGCAGTCGCCATTTTGGTCATGGCCGGGCTTGTCCCGGCCATCCCGATAATCGGGCATTGTGCCATCCTGATCGAGATCGCCGGGACAAGCCCGGCGATGACGCCACGAATTTTGCCCCTGTTACGTATCACGCCCCAAAGCTGGCCGGTCATTGCGGTCGCCAGGCCTGCCAATTGCTATCCGCTGCGTCGAAATCGGCGCGCAGCCTTCTTCGCATTTCTACGACGTCCGCCTCTGCAACGGGCGGCGGTCCCGCGGGTGGCCTTCCGGGATTGGGACCAAGTGGTGGTCTCCCAGGATTGGGGCCGGCTGGCGGCCTCCCAGGATTGGGGACAGGTTGTTGACCCGCGGCCTGCTGTCTGGCGCGAGTCAACGTCTCAATGGTGATGGGCGCCGCGTTGTTCCAGATCTGCGCCGCCGAGCCGACAGGAAAGAACTGCCCGTTGAAGCCGAGATCGCAGCTGTAACGTCCATGGTGTCCGGTCCATCTCATGTGTCCCGAGCGCGTCAGCAAGTCGGCGAGTCGCTCCGCCATGTCGATTGCGGAGTCGTTCCAGGCCTGAAGATGGGGATGATCATCGACCGGCCCACGAAATAATCCGGCCGCAATGCCCTCCCGGCGAAGCAAATCCCAGAATAGCTTCGCTTCAGGGGGGATCACCTGTCTCGGATCGAGCTTGTGCAGCCAGCATGTTTCGTCGTTAACGACGGTCCCATCCCCCTTTAACCAATGCAATTCCGTAAAACCAAGATCTGCCGCCTGCCCGAAATTATGGTTGCTTTCGCCCGGACCCGCATGGGTGACCGCCGGTCCTGGTTGCGTGAGTATTTCGTATTGCTTCTGGAAAGTACGCCGGTCGCCGTTGCGGCAGACATTAATGGCGATGCCGTAACGCGCGAAAATCTGATTGACCAGCACGACGATCAGGGCGCGAAAGGCGGGCTGGAATGTGGCTGAATTAATGCGTCCTAAACTCGCGGCGAGCTGGTCGCGGCCCGCGGCGACGTAGACGGTTTTTCCTCCGCTCAGCACCCGCAGATCGCGGCTGCTTTCCGGTGGTGCCACCGCCAGCTTTTTCCAGGTGCTGTCCCCCGGATTGACGCGCCCGTCGGTCGCGCCGGCGACCTGCTGGCAGGCCGTCCCGTCAGCGTTGACGAAAACCTGATCGTATTGAAACTGACGCAGTGCCTCGGGGCTGTCCTTGCCCCAGTTCCCGTCATAGGAATCGAGATATTTCGGGGTCTTCGGGTCGAGCTTGGCGGGTCGCTTCGACAGGACGAGAATGGCTTGAACGAGCGCAACATCGTGATGCTCGTTCTTGCCGCCGTCGCCGACCGAATCAGAAAGGTCCTGCATTATCTTGCCCCGGACTCGTCATTCGCCGCATGCATAGTCCAGGGTTTTCTGCATCGGCTTGGCCGAAGGCAGTTCAGCGATCGTTGCGGTGAGCACAACGGGCGCACAGCCGCTCGGCATGAGCCAGAATCCGAGAAAGACCCTGCCCTTGTCGTCAAGGACCGGAATTGTTTGCGTCTGATCGAGCAGGCGCGATGGCTTTCGGCCTTGTTCCTGCGCCAGCAGACGAACCCTGAAATGCGTCTTTGGGCCAAAGAACCCTGTAAACGTGCCCCCCGGAGGTCCGGCTACCTCCACGACGACGAGCGCCGCATTTGTGGATTCGGGTCCGGCAGCCGTGTTGGCCAAATCCTGCTGATCGCGCAGCAATACGTCGTCAGACAGCGTCGCCGATTTGTTCCGAAACAGATGCACGCGCATCCCCGCGACACTTGGCCCGTTAGTATTGACCTGCTCGGCGCCCGCCGTCGCAGGTCCGATCGTCATCAGAATCGTCAACAAGACAAAGCGGATATTCAT